ATGAGTTTCGTGGACCCAAACGACGATATTTCCGTATTGCGCGCAGCCCTCGCCGAGCACGAGCGTAAGAGCCGCAAGACCAATTGGCTTCTGCGGCAGCTTGCGGGGAAGGTACGTGACTTTCCACGAGATGTGATCGCGCGCTACCGCAACTCTCGTCGCAAGCGCCGCGAGCGTACCTCGATTGGTCGCGTGATGGGCGACGCACGCGAGGCTGCGGCTCCGACCGGGGCTCTGGCGCCGAGCGCGACGCCCAGACCGCTGTTCTTCCAGGTGCATCCCGAGTGGCATGAGACCTATCTTGCGGCAGTGACACGCGAGTCCAACGCCCGTGCGACACAGGCGGAGATGGAGAGTTTCTGTGGTTCGGCCGAGATGTATGCCCTCATCGCATGTGCCGCGCAGATCGAGCCTGAGGTGGGATCGCTGAACGGATACGAGCCGGGTTTCCTGCCACCCTGGCATGATGGCGAATATGCCCATTTCCGCAAGGCTGTAGCGTCTATTCCGGCAGGCCCCTACGACTCGGTTGTGCTCGTCCCTTTCGGCAAGCTCGGCGGAGCAGATCTGGTGGCCGGGATTCTGGCCGGGGCACTGGTGCGGCAGGGCCGCACCTTGATCCTGCGGACCGACCTGTCCGACTGGGACCGGCCCGACTGGTATCCCGATACGGCCCCGGCCATCGACATCTCGGCCGAATTCTCGAAGCTGTCGGACCGGCCGCGTGCTCTCTACATGCTGCTGCGTGAACTCGGTGCGAGGCGCGTTTGGAATGTGAATAGCCGTCTCGGCTTCGATATGCTCGTGCATTACGGTGCGCGCCTTGCAGTACAGTCCCAACTATATGCCTATTATTTCTGTGCCGACCGGGACTCCGCGGGAAACGAGGTGGGCTATCCGGTCTGGTACTTCGCCAACATTCTGCCGCATCTAACGGCGGCTATCTTTGACACCGCCGATCTCGCGCGGTCTCTTACGGGGCGGTACAGTCTACCCGACGATCTCGCCGCACGGGTTCGAACCGTTTACACGCCAGCTCTGACCCCGGTGGCAGATGGTACGCTTGCTAAAGTGCAGGCTGACCGCCGTGCTGGCCGATTGCGGCCCCGGGTCCTCTGGGGCGGGCGTCTCGACCGCCAGAAGCGGTTCGACATCGTAATCGACCTGGCGCGAGCGATGCCCGACGTTGATTTCGATGCTTGGGGTAAAGCGGTCCTTGACACGCCACCGGACCTGTCGGGTCTGCCCCCGAACTTGCGACTGAACCCGCCCTTCTCGAAGTATGCCCAGCTGCCCATGAAGGATGCCGACGGCTGGCTGTACACTTCTGACTGGGACGGCCTGCCGACAATCCTGATCGAGCTCGGAGCGATGGGTATGCCGATCGTGGCCAGTGCCGTAGGGGGTGTGCCGGAACTCATCGACAGCAGGACCGGATGGCCGGTCGATCCGGAAGCGGGCCTCGCAGGCTACGAGGCGGCGTTGCGGTCGATGCTGGCGGACCCCGGTGCGCGCCAAGAGCGTGCCGCAGCACTGCAGCGTCGCATCGCAGCCAACCATGATGGTACCACCTATGACCGGGCCGTGGCGGAGATCGGATCATGAGCGCTGCTTCGAGCGATCCTGTCGATATCACCGTTATCATTACCGCGCATCGTGAGGGGCTGATCGCCGCACAATCGGCCCGCAGCGCCGAGGCGGCTATGGCCGAGGCGGCCGCGAATAGTCTGAACGTCGAGATGGTTGTAGTGCTCGACCGGGCCGATGAATTGACTGCTCGTGTTCTGCGGTCCGCACTCGGTGATCGCGCCCGCTTTCTGGCCACGGACGAGGGCGACCCAGGCGGCGCGCGCAATCGCGGGGTGGCCGCCGCAGTCGGCCGGACAGTTGCTTTCCTCGATGCAGATGACCTGTGGTCGCGCAACTGGCTTGTAGCGGGGCACGCGCTCATCGAGGCACGGCCTGACGTTGTGGCCCATTCCGCGTGCAATCTGGTGTTCGGGCGCAAGCGGTTGCTGTGGTGGCACACCGATTCCGAGACCGCGCTCTTTGATGCGGCTTATCTGAGCTGGACCAATTGCTGGGACGCGCTGACGATCGCACGGACCGACCTCCACCTCCGCTTTCCGTTCCGTGCCAATGACCTGCGGCTGGGATTCGGGCACGAGGACTGGCACTGGAATGTCGTAACGCTGCAAGCGGGTTTCCCACACAAACCTGTGCCGGGTACAATGCATTTCAAACGTGCGCGTAGCGGATCACAGATGGAGTTAGTGAACCGCGTGTCGGGCGTCCCTTGGCCTGACACAGACCAAGTCAGCGGGTAAGCTGTTGGGATGCAGAGCAGGTGGCTCGATCAATCGAGAATGCAGCCAAGTCTACTGTTCCGCATCAAGAGGGTTGGCCGAGTCCCAACGATTGATGTAGGATGCCGCGCAGTGATCCCGGCGCGGTCCAATTTGGTCCAATACACGACCCGTATTGATTGACTTTCGGAAACGCGGGTGGAGAGTGTCCGGCCTTCTGTGTATCTGTGATCTGGTCCATGCTTCCTGAGAGGAGCAAGGACAATGACGATTTCGAACGAACTGCTGGACGAATTGCTGAAGGGCTGCAAGCGGCCTGAAGACCTGTTGGGCGACTCAAGGCTGATGAAGGAACTGAAGGTCCGGCTGATGGAGCGCATGCTTGGGGCCGAACTGACGGCGCATATGGGCTATGTCGATCATCACCGGCTTCGGAACAGCCGCTTCTGCCGCCATACCTTCCATCATCCGGGCAAAGATACCCTTGTCGCCCCACCGCTTCCATCGGTTGTAGAGAGTCTTCGGCGGGCCATACCCGGGGCGCATCACACCACCGCAAACCATTGCGATTGATGAAGATAATCCCGCTCAGCACCCGTCGGTCATCGACGCATGGCTTGCCATGGCTCTTGGGAAAGAAGGGTTCCAGACGCGCCATCTGCGCGTCCGTCAGCCAGAAAAGGTTGCTCATTGCTCGGTCTCCTTGCCGAGTCTGAATCATGCCGACAGAGCAAGTTCAATGGGTCCTGACCCTAGGGATCACGTGATGGTAAGCGGAGTCGACCCGGTCTCAGAGTTTATTGATGACTTTCGGAGAAGTGGCTTGGGGCAGCTTGGTGCTGCCGGGTAGTTGGGGATTCAACCGGGAAAGAAACTCAGTTGAATGGATAACCCGCCCCGAAGTGCTGGCCTCTTAATCGCGTTCCGAAACCTGAGTCACAAATCCCTCAATCCTCTCCCCCAGCCAGCCCATCACGTTGACCGCCATGCTGTTGCCCAGCGCCTTGTAGCGTGGCCCGTCTGGGGTCCAGTTCCGGCGGCGCCAGGGAACGTCGGTGTAGTCGTCGGGGAAGCCCTGCAGGCGCTCGCATTCGCGCGGTGTGAGCCGCCGGACCGCCCAGATCAGCGGGTCAGCCTCCTGCGCCACATAGCTGCGGGACGACCCACCGGACGCGGCGCGGAGGTTCGCCGTGTCGTGCGGGCCCTCCAGCATGGCACCGCCGTCGCGGCCACGCAGATCGAAGGCCACCGCTTGCGGGACGGTCCGGGCCTCGAGCGTGTAGGCCGCGCCATCCTGGCGGAACCCGGCCCCATCCGGCCCGGCGGCGAGGTTTTCGCTGACGGCGCGTTCCTGCATCGCGATGGCGATCTGACCGCCGCCGTTGGCGTGGCTCGCGGCGTGGCCCATGGCCCGGAGGGTTGGGGCGGTGTCGCCTGCGTCGGCGCCGTAGTCCTTGGCGGAGAAGGCGATGGGCACCAGCGGCGTGCCGCGCCCCGTCCCATCTTCGCTCGCGTCGAACCCGGTCCCTCGAAGCGCATGAGCGACGGCGATGATCCCGACATTGTCCTCGGCCCTCGGCAGCTTGGCATCCCGCGCGGCCAGCGCGCTTGACACCGCCGGGATCAGCCCGCCGTCGAGATCGAAGTCGGTACCAAGCCCGCCACCGCCTGAAGGGCGCGCTGCAAGGGTGGGGGCAGCGTCTTGCCGCGACCGACGGCCCGGCGGAGGATTCCCGCGCAGGCTTTCGGCGTCAAGAAGAACCGCCGCGGCAGGTCGCCAGTCTCCAAGATATCCGACAACGAACACACGTCGCCGCCGTTGGGGAACGGCGCCGGGGAAGCGGCATGTTCGCACGTATTGAGCGTCCAGCACTCGGGTCAGCCCAGCCATACCCGAGTTCGCCCAGACCCCCGAGGAAGGCACCAAAATCCCGTCCCTTGCCCGATGACAGGACACCGGGCACGTTCTCCCACACCAGCCAACGGGGCCGGTATCGGTCAGCCACGCCCAGATAGACGAGGGCCAGGTTGCCGCGCGGATCGTCCAGTCCCTGTCGGAGTCCCGCGACGCTGAAGGACTGGCAAGGGGTTCCACCAACGAGAAGATCGAAAGCTGCATCGGGCCAGGTCCTGTAAGCTTCGAGATCGCCGAAGTTCGGGGTGAGGTTCGGAGTGCCTGGAAGGGGCAGCCCGGCGACGGCCTTGATCGCGGCCATCCGCTTGCGCCGTTCGACAAAGCCGGGGGCAGCGGCGGGGTCCGGCATGAACATCGGTCGCGTCGCGCGCTGGCGGTGCGCCAGCACATGGCAGGCGAAGGGATCGATCTCGGCAAAGGCTGCCGGTTTCCAACCGAGCGGTTCCCAGGCGACCGACGCCGCCTCGATCCCGCTGCACACGCTGAGATAGGTGAAAGGCTTGGTCATGCCGGGCCTCGATGTTTGGGGGGCCGCATGCGCAAACGCCCCCCCGGCGGAACCGAGGGGGCGCTAAATCGCTGAGCGGAGGTGATAGCAGGCCGGTCAGAGCCCGCTTTTCTGGATGCCGTGGCGCAGGGTACCGAGGCCGATGGCGTTCATCACCACCAGCATCCAGTCCTCGCCCAGCACCACGCCGGGCACGTCCAGGCCGAGGCCCTTTTCCAGAACGACCACCGCCAGCAGTGCGGCCATCACGAGGTAGGTCTTGTATCCGTCGATTGTGGACAACATCGAAGTCTCCTTTCAGGGCGCAGATGCGCCAGGCCCGACGGCACCGCGCCGCGGGTTTGGGTTGGTTTTGGGAAGGGCGGGGGGTGGTGGGCGGACCTAAATCCAGCCCGCGACGCGGAAGCCCGGACAGGCTTTCGCGGCATAGGTGTTGTGGCCGGTAACCTTGGTGATCTGGGTCCGGCTGCGGATGTCGGCGATCAGCGCGCGCAGGGTCCGCGCCTGCGCCGAGGTGAAATGCTCCCCGAACGTGTCGTCGGCATCCGCGCCGTGCCCGCCGATCAGGCAGATGCCGATCGTGCCGCGGTTGTGGTCCACGACATGCGCGCCGATGTCGTTTTCGGCGCGGCCCGCCGCGCGCTGGCCGTCGAAGTCGATCAGCCAGTGATAGCCGATAGCGCGCCAGCCCCGGTCCTGCATGTGCCAGCGCCGGATTTCCGCAAGCTTGGCGGAGAGGGGAGCGTTGGCCATCCATTCCGGCCGCGTGGCGCTGCAATGCAGGATGATCGCGCGCACGGGGTAACGGGCGGCGCCCTGGAGGATCATCGGGGGTCCGGTCATTGGCATTCTCCAAGAAAAAGCCCGCCAAAGGGCGGGCGGGGTGCAGAACTGTTGGCGGGTGGGCGGTTCAGAGGATCAGGAACAGCACCACGCCGCAGGCGAGGGCGACGAGCCAGACGCGGCCCTCGCGGCGCAGGAGGGTGGGAAGATCACGGCTGCGCATCATCGTCCTTCCGGCTGGTATCGGTATTGCTGGGGCGGGTCCTTGCCGTATCGGCGCGCCGGGCGCGGAAGATGTCGATGATAAGCCCCGAAATCGACATGCCGCCGATGCCGACGACGAAGCTCGAAAACCCGGCGCTGTCGCCGTTCGGGGCCAGCTTGCCGATCACCGGCTCAAGGATCGGGGCGACCAAGGGACCGAGGTAGACGGCGCAGATTGCGCCCACGAGCAGCGACAGCATGCCATCGCGCCAGTGTTCACGCAACGTGACCCAGCGGACGATGCCACCCAAGGCACCGGCGAGGGCGGCCTTGCCGGGTTCGGTCCAGAGCCAGTTGATCAGATCGGGGCGCTCGGTCATGCGCGGCTCTTTTGGGATTGGAGGGGGCTGGTCATCACGCCGCACGCAGCCAGACGGCGGTGGCGGGTCCGGCATTGATCTCGCTGGACACGAAACCCCAGCTGGCAGGCGCGGCACTCGCATAGGTCAGCGTCCGGCGCAGCACCTTGCGGGCGGTCGTCATGATCGCACCGCCGTTGATGTCCGGGGTCGCGGTCGCGGCCCAGGCCGAGAGCGTTGCGGTGGAGTTGTGCCGGATGCCGATCCAGTAGACCGTGCCCCGCCGCAGGGTCAGCGACACCGTCGCGAGCTTCGCGCCCGTGGTCGAGCAGTCGAGATCGCCGGTCTCCGTCAGGCGCTGGTCGGGGCGGCCGTTCGCGTCGCTTGCATAGACCGCGATCTTCGCCAGCGCCGAAGCGACTGCCCCGGTGCAGTTGATCCCAAGGCGATCAAGCGTCACGTCGGCGCGCGGGCTGAACGGGAACAGATCGAACTGGTTGGCCACGCCCGCAAGTGTGCCGGGTGCCGCCCCGCCTGCGCCGGTCGAGGTGAGCAGGAAGTCACCCGACACCGGTGAAAGCCAGGGGATATCCTCATCCGCCAGGGAGCGGGTGATCCCGCCGAGCCGCGCGCGCAACTGCCCGGCAGCGTTGTTGAACCAGACGAATCCGTCGGCGGGAGACGCCGGATCGGCGGCGAGACCGTCAAGCGCCAGGCCCACGGGGAAACGGACGCGGCCCGAGGTCCGGTCCGCGATCATTGCGTCGTAGAAGGTCGATCCGTCCGGGCTTACCTTGATCTGCCAGTTGTCGGTGCCGAGCAGACCTTCCAGCGCGCGCGTGCTGAATCCGGTCTGCCAGGCGAGCGCGGCATCGTCAGCCACAGCCGCCTTGTTGATCGTGGCGCGCATCGACGCGCCTGCGTTGTTCAGCAGCACGGCGGGGCTGTTCACCGACAACCGGTTGGTCGCATCCGGAGTCGCACCGCCTGCGCCCACCCGGTTAACCACGATGTTCGCCGCCGGGTCCAATGTCCAGACCGATCCGCCGCCCGACACGACGATATCGCCCTTGTCGCCGTCGGAAATGCCGCCTCCGACCGGCGTCCAGGCCGTGCCGTTCCAGACGTAGAGGCCTGCGTCCGCCACGCTCCAGGCCATCCAGCCGCGCCGGGGCACGAGGCGCAGCCAGGCCCCGTCGGTCCAGAAGGCGACGTTCAGGTCCCAGCCTGTCCAGAGGCCCGTCGCACCGCTGGCCACGATATAGCGGTCGCCGTCTGTCGGAGATCCCGGTGGCGTGGTCAGAACGCGGCTCAGGACGCCGATCTGTACCATCCCGTCGAGGAGGCGCAGGGCGTCGTTGTGGGTGACGTGCTTCTGCGCCTGCGCCGACAGGATTTGCGGCAGCGCGAGGTTGCTGGTCGGGTTCGGCATGGGAGGCCCCCTCAGGTGAACAGGGTGACGATTGCAGGCGTGCCTCGCCCGAGCCGGGCGGATAGCTGGTAGATGCGGACGGTGAAGGACTGGCCGGGTCCGAGGACCGCGCCGAAGTCGGCGATCTGCGCTGCGGCGCTGTAGAGGGTGGAGGTCGTGCCTGAGGAAAGCGTGCGCTTGAGGGCCGCGCCGTCCCGGATTTCCACCTCCCAGGCCTCCACCGTCTCGGCCAGCGGCGGCTCGCCGATTTCCCAGGAGTCGGAGGACAGATCGCGCGAGCGCCGGACCCAGCGGATCGTCAGGTCGCCCGGCACCCGCCCGGTGCGCCAGGGCTGCTCGATATTCACCGGGGCGAAGGGCACGAGGCCGCGCCCGGCAGGGGTGAACGCCTGGCCCGTGTAGGTCGGATCGCTGACGCCGCGCGAGGCCGGGCCGACTCGCCAGTTCCAGGCCAGCCCGATCTCCGCCTCGGCGATGGGCAGCGGGACGATCAGATCGTCCAGCGCCACGATCCGCGCGCCCACGGGCGCGGGGTTGCCCATCGCAGTTTCCGTGCCGCGCTGCCCGCGCAGGAACCGCGAGAGCCTGTAGCGCCCCGGCGAGACCAGCTCGGCGGTCGCAGCCTGGAGGATTTCCCAGGTGCCCGGCCCGCTTTCCAGGGCGAAGGCGTTCGCCCCGCCCAGCACATCGAGATCCGTCACGCTGCCGAGCGTGCCATAGGTCAGATCGACCAGCACCGAGTTGCCCAGATCGAAGATGCTCACGGGGCCGGGATAAAAGTCCGAGGCAAGCTTGCCCATTCGCGCGCGACCGTCGACGCCGGTCAGAAAGGCGAAGCTGTCCAGCGCCGGGCTGCGATACACGCCCAGCGCGCCCGGCCACGGGGCGGCATCGGCGGCGAGATACGGGCGATGCGCGGGCACGTCCTCGCGAAGCTGTGGCAGGTCCATGAATTCGACCACAGGCGCGCCGAACACCACCGGGCGCGCGATGGATGCCAGGCGCGGCTCGCCCGGCGGCAGATCATAGGCCTCGCGGTCCTGCCGGACGCAGTCCAGCGTCCGGGCATCCGCATCCGCCGTCTGGGCGATCCGCATCTGCAGCGTCCGCCCGTCGATCACAAGGCCGACCACGTCGCAGGGGTCGAGGGCAAGGCGCGACGGCGGCAGCCGGAAGGTCGCCGTCTCGCGCCCCACCCAGGCCTTGACCAGCGCGCGGCGGCAGCGGCGTTCGGCCTCCCCCGGTGGCACGGCAATCGCGAAGGCCTCGGCGGCGATCCGGGTGCTGTCGACCGTGATCCTGCGGGCCTCGACGATGGCGGCGTCATAGTCCTCGTCGGCCCGCGCGATGGTCCATTTCAGCGCCTGCGGCAGTTCGGATTCCTGCGCGCGGACGATTTCCAGCGGCTCGGCCGACCCCTCGTTTCCTGGGCCCCCGCCGCCCGCGACCATTCCGTCGGGCGTGACCGACAGCGCAGGGGCCCGGCCCCGCATGACGAAGCGAAGCTTGCCCTCACTCTCGACCGCGTCGAACCCGAAGTGGCGCGCCAGCACGTCGATCGAGGTCCGAGGGCTTTCGAGTGCGGAGATCACGTAGCCCTCGACCGCGCCCCAGAGGCCGGAGACGTCGATGAGCGCGGCGGACAGGCCCGCCCGCGTGCAGAGTGCACGGACCAGCGCCGCCAGCGACACCGCGCCGAGCCGCCCGGTCAGCCAGTGCCCGAGCCGCCAGTTGGCCCCGTCCGCCCAGATATTCGACAGCGCCGGGAAGAAGGGATAGGGTCGGGCATCCCAGGTCCAGGCGGCGCATTCCGCCAGATTGAGCATCGGCGCGCCGTAAATGCCCGAGGTCGGGTTGTTCGCGGCATTGCCCCACCAGAGCCACGAGGCTTCCAGATAGGCGCGCTGGATCGCGTCGTCGCGCCAGCCCCGCGAGAAGTGTGGCGCGAAGGATTCCGAGGATTTCGGATCGACGAACACGTTGGGCTGGTTGCTGCCCCGGTCGATGGCCGGGCAGCCGATCTCCGTGAACCAGATCGGTTTCGATTGCGGCACCCAAGGAGTGGGCGATCCGCTCTCGGTCCCGCCGGGCCGGTTATGGTGCTGGTTGCTCCACCAGCTGCGGATATCCTTGTAGCGGAAGACCCAGGGCTTGCCGAAGCCTGCGTCGGTGATCGGGGTGCGAACCTGCCCAGCGCGGGCGGCGTCAGAGGCGTAGAACCAGGCGAAGCCCTCGCCCCCCGCGATGTTGCCCTGCAGATAGGCGCGGTCGTGGATATCCGGCGAGGCGAGGGCGTCGAGGTGCTGGTCGCCGTCGCGCCAGTCCGAGAGCGGCATGTAGTTGTCGATCCCCACGAAGTTGACGTTCGCATCGGCCCA